AGCAGCAGGCCGTAGTCGTCCTCTGCCGCCTTGATCCACTTGCCGATCGGGACGGCGCTGGAGTCGTGGTTGAAGAACATCTTCGGCATGCCGTTGATCTTCAGCGTTTCCTTGTAGGCGCCCTTGACGATCGTGTCGCCGTAGGAGTCCACGTTGCCGAAGGTCGAGGCATAGCCGACGAACGTGTTGTCGTCGTCTTCCAGCTTGATCTGCGCATCGGCGAGCAATAGTGCTTTGCGTTCCATGTGATTCCTTATTGAGCGATGTTCGAACCATCACCACCAGCAGCGGCCGGCTTTACCTTGCCGAGCATGTCGAGCGGGAGCAGGTTGCTCTGCGCTGTCAAAACGTCGGTGCCCGGGATGTATGGGTCACCTTCCAACTGCCGGATCTCGGCGCGCGACTTCAGGCCGTTCTGTACGTTCTTCGCATTGATGTCGGCGCGCTTGGTCGGGTCCCCTCGCAGCAGGGCATCGAGGCTGAACTCGACAGTCATCGTGACGCGCTGGCGCGGCGTCAGCACGCGCTTGCGCACCGCCTGCTCGATGTTGATGACCATCGGCCGGATCGCCAGCGTGTAGAAGCCATCCTTGATCTCGTAGATCCCGGTGCCCCAGGCGGTGACGTTCGAGTGGTGCACGAGGACTGGCGGCGTGTCGAGCCAGCGGCACAGTTCGGCCACACCGTAGTTGCGCGTCTCTAGCAGCTGCTGCTGCTCCGGCGACATGCTCAGCTGCTCGTACTTCATGTTCGCTTCGAGCACGTACAGCCGTGAGGTATTGCCCTCGGCCATGCCGGCGAAGTTTGCTGCGACTGCCGCGCGCTGGTCGTCTTTCAGCACCTTGTCGATCATGAGGATGCCGGTAGGCTTGCCGCCGGAGCCGAACACCTTGCTCGCGGCGCCCTGGGCCTTGGCTGCCTCGTCGGTGGTGGCGCGCATGAACTCCAGCTTCGCCAACCCGACCGTGCCGTTCCCGAGGTTCTTCAGGTGGAGCACGTTCTCGGCGGCCAGCACCGCCACATCGTTTGCGAACGAATACAGGTAGACCATCGAGCCGTCGGGTAAAACCTTCGGCTCGACCTGATCGGCCGGCATCGGCCACATGGCCAGGGCCTCGCCGGCCTCGTCGCGATCGATGCGTGCGTATGCGTTGCCCCGCAGATCGTGGTTCATCATCATGGCGCGCCAGAATTCGAACGGCGTCATGCGGCTGTTGGGCGAATCGTGCAAGATCGAGTACAAGCGCGACGAGCGGGCCAGCACCTTTTCGCCGTTCTTCTGCTCGTATACGAAGAACGGCAGGCTGGCGACGGTCATCGCCCGGCGGTCAATGCAAGCCCACACAGTACTGATCTGGAGGGCGCCGTCGACAGTAACGTTCGCCGTCTCCGGAATGAGTGGCGCACCGGGAGTGCCCGACTGCGAGCCTGTCGTTTCCGCGATCGCCCCGCCGCGGCCCCACCAGGTGCGGAAGGAATTAATTAGTTTCATGCGCTGATCGGAGCCTTCAGGAAGTCATCGATGTTGTCGGTTGGTTCGGCCGTCTGCATCACGCCAATGGCCATCAGCAGCGCGACCATGTCGTCGATCTTTTCCGGTGCCCGTTTCTTGTCGGGCGCGGTGTTCATATTCGGGTCCGTGCGCGCGACCAGGTTGGATGCGCACCAGTTAAGGACCGGGTCGCTGCCGTGCGCGAGGTTGCCCTCGACGTACGCCAGCTCGAGCGCCTGCATTGCGGGGTGGTAGCTCTTGCCGCCCTGGATAAATTCCTGCAGCGGCACCCCTTCAGCCTGCAGCTTCTGCACCAGCTGCTTCGCATTCCAGGAGTCGAAGCCGATCATCTGGATGTTGAAGCGCTCCTTCGCGGCCAGGATGCAGGCCTGCACGGCGTCGTAGTCGGTGACCTCGGCGCCGGCCTCGATGAGGAAGCCACCTTGCACCCAAGCCTGGTACGGGACCAGGCCGCGCTCGGTGCGCCCGGCCACCGCGGCCGCCGGCACGAACCGCCAGCCGTGCGTGTACAGCACGCCGTTGACGTTCCAGACCAGCCGGAACGACGTCAGGTCGCGCGTGCTGGCCAAGTCGAGACCGCCCCAGCATGGAAACTGCCGCAGCCATTCCAGGTCGACGGCGCCCTTGCAGGCCTTCCACTTGACCAGGTTGACCCAGCCGCCAGCCGCGGCGGACGGCCGGTTCAAACGTTTGATCTTGAACTCGGCGTGACGTCCGGGCATCGCCTTTGCCTCGACCGCTTCCTTCCGGATCTCCTTCATCAGGAGCGGGTTCACCTCCATCAGGGGGTTTGCCTTGATCCATTTCGTTTCGTCGAAGTCGCCGTCGGCTTCAATGCCGGCCGTCTTGTCCTCGTCGTCAAGCGCGAAATAGACGGCCAGGAAATGGTCGGCCTCGACCACGCCCTGCAGCACTTGCTTGGCGAAGTGCCGGATCTCGCCCCAGGGCCCCGGGTTGGTGTAGCCCTCGGTAGTGGTGTAGACGAACAGCACGTTCTTGCGCGCGCCAGCCGCCGACTTCAGGACGTTCAGCAGGTCGTGATTCTTGTGGGCGTGGATCTCGTCAATGCCGCAGTGCGAGGGGTTCAGACCGTCCTGCGTGCTGGCCTTCGCGTTGATCGGCTTAAAGGTGCCGCCCACCTCGTAGCGCGCGATCGCGTTGGCGAACGGCTCCAGGGTGAACGCCTCACGCAGGTCCGACACCAGCTCGACCATCCGCTTCGCGACGTTGAATACGATGCGCGCCTGCGAGCCGGTCGTCGCCGCGCTGATCACCTGCGGCCCATTCCCAGCCTCGCAGCAGAAGCAGTACAGCAGCACTGCCGAACACAGGAAGGACTTGGCGTTCTTCCTGGCCACGGCGAACAGCGCGGTGCTGAAGCGGCGCGTGCCATCGTGGTTGCGAAACCCGAACAGGTTCACGACGAAGAAGATGTGCGACTCGTGCATGACGACGGTCGGCGTGTCCCATTCGCCCTCGACGTGCGGTAGCTTCTCAATGAAGTCACACGGGTCCCAAGCGTGCCAGGCGTCGAACATAAATGGCGCGTTCTTGCGCGTGGCCTTCGACGTTCCTTTCGCGTGGTCGTACCGCGCACGCTTCAGGTCGGCGAGGAACCGCGCTGCGGCGAGGCGTACCCAGCGCCCGAAGCGCTTGCCGTTCTTGTCGGCTACCGCGTCCTTCGCGTAGTCGATGGCGACCTGGATGTAATCACGCTGCTCCGGCGCGCTTACCGTTGTTGCCGAACTTGTTTCCTTTCTTTTCCTCGCCGCCATTCATCTTCACCTTCCCCTGTGCCACCGGCGTCAGGCCGAAGTCGTTGATCATGCTCTGCAGCGTGCTGGCCATGCTGGCGGTCGGAGCCTCGCCAGCGGCGTACAGCTGGACGATCTTGCCGTGCATCGCGCAGAGGTGAGCGAGCGCCGACAGGCCGCCCTCGGTCAGCAGCTTGTTGGCGGTCAGAAGCGGCGCCAGCCGGTTCCACTCCTTGACGGCGTGCGCGTTCGGCAGCCAGTCCGGCGCCGGCGGCACCTTGTCGAGCACCGGGAGTTCAACTGCCGGGGGCGGCGCGTCGCGGCATGGCTGCCGGGTGCCGGAGATCGACTTCAGCGTCGTCGCTTTCTTCGGTGGGCCTGGCATGTGGTGTCCTCAAAAACCGTTTTTCCTATCCTGCACGTGCAAAATAAAGAGTACTCGGACGGTCCCTAGGGGGTAGGCCCCTGGACTTTCGACCACCCCCTACCCCTCGACCGGAAATCCGTCTATCCCGATGCGCACAGGCGCGTGTTTGACCTTGCCCTGCTCGGCTTCAGTCTTGTTGTCATGGCAAGGTTTGCAGATGGCCTGCAGGTTGCTCGGGTCGTCCATCTGCCCCGGCGTCCACTTCAGCTTGGCCGCGTTGGCCTTGCTCACGATGTGGTCGACCGCGTATGCGACGGTGACCCGGCCGGCCTTGCGGCAGACCTGGCACAGGCCGTGGTCGCGTTCCATGATCCTGGTGCGCAGCTTCACCCAGGCGGCGCCGTAGCCGCGCTCGTGGCGACTCTTCGTGCCCCAGACCATCAGCGGCGCTTCTTCTTCCGTGCAGGCCGCTGTGGCGCGATCGGCAGCAGCTGG